CCTTTGTTGGCAAGCACCGCAATTGTTTTTTCGGGATGAAATATCGCATACCATAGAATGTAAACCACAGACGAAATACTTTTACCCGATTGACGGCAAGCAAGCACTACGCAGAAACGATTATCGTTGAAGTGATCGAACATCTTCTCTTGATATGGATACAAGTTAAAGTTAACCAGTCCGTCATCAAGTGAGATAATCTTTACGTAGGTTCTTGCAAAATACGCTGGGTCATTCATACACTTAGCGTATTCTTTTACCGACTCCTCAGTCCATTCCTCTGCAACACCATCCTTCTTTACATTGGGGTTGCCGAGGTAACTATTCTTTTCCGCTGGGTTCAACATCAATCACTTTTTCCTCATTACGTAGTATTCGCTGAAGGTCAGCAGTAGAACCTATAAACACATTGTTGTTGGTGGTTCCACCTTCTTGTCCAATCTGTTTAGGTTCTTGTTTGATATCCTTATTCTTCTTATTCAGATCCATAAGTTTATCGTTCACGTCCGAGATGTTCTTTATCATCCCAGATAATACTTCGAATGCACGAGGGTGTTCTGACTCTCGTGCCACTTCGATCATGAGTTCCAACGACTCCCTACCCTTCTCGATTAACTCGTAGTAGGTGTCTCTTGAATATTCATAATCGGTATTAACATTTTTATCTTCACTCATTCTTTCTCGCTATCTAACAAACTCACGTTAAACCCAAAGTCATCGTCAGGTGAGACGTTGTTTGGTGTTGGTACTATATTTAGTCTTTCAACAAATAAGTCACTGTCTTGCATTCCAGCATCTTTTAGGAAAAAGTTCGTATCAATTTCACGGATAACCGATTGATCTTTTTCTGGGCCATAGAAAGACATTTTCATCTCAAAGTCTAGTGTGTAGATGATAGTACGTCTTTGTCCTACAGATCCTTCGAAGTCATCAGAGAAAGTTATGCCATTAAGAATAATGGGTACGTCTTCTTTGATCTCACTGTAATCACTAAAAGGTTTTACTGATAGAGTATATTGGGGGTTAAAATAGGGTATAACTTGTTCCACCATCTGCAATGCATCGTCTTGTGATTTAGCATATATGTTTAATTGGAAACCAATTGTGTATGGAACAGATGTATAAAATCTTTTCTTCTTAGTATTGTCAGTGGATGCACGAGCAAACTTGTTTGTTTTGGGTAACTGTCTCTCTGGATCGTATGCAATGTTCGTGATCTCGAATGACATACGTGGGAGTTTCATCGCAACTCTACGTTCAGCGTCTTCTCCCTTAGACATTTGTTCTAGTCGTTCGATGAACGATCTACGTGGCGCATACGACAGAGGAACTTTAACCTGTGAGATAGTTGCGCCCGAAGAGTTCTGTCTCAACACGTGTAAGTTGTTAAATATAGAACCGAATACCGATACGGCAGTCCTTACTCGCTTGTTATAAAACCAATTACCGAACATTAGAATATATCTCCAAACGGATTGGATTCCGAGAAGTCTAAGAAGTCTCCCTCGAAATCATCGAATACTTTATTTTGTGCGGTTTTCTGAATTTCTTGTAAATCTTCTACAAGTTTAGGAATCCACTCGGCATCAGATGATGCACCGATGACAGGTGCGCTTGAACCAATAGTCCTAAACGTTCCGTCCGTACTACCAACATGTGCAAGTTGAAGTATGCGGTCACTATCTGACCAACGAGTAACCTCACCCTTAATACTATAATCTAAATTAGTTTGCGTTACGGTCTCGCCTATGATATAATTACCGCCTGCTGTAGTATTGTCTACAGTTAATGTTGGTTCAGTAGTATAATGTAGACCACCGTTTGTCACATCTACTGAACTTATACCACCATCCAAAACTGTTACACTTAGTGTCGCCTCTTCTCCATCATAGTGTCTTAGAATCGCTGTGTTCGAATCACTATCGAAGGCAGACGAAGGCACAGATATATTTGTGGGTAGAGCGGATACATGTATTTGCCCGATCATAGAACCATGACCAGCGACAGTACACTGATAGTAGTAAATCCCAGTACTGGTAAATTGATACGACACTGTAGATGAGGATTCTGTTGCGAGAACATTATCATCACCATCTTTTATTTGTAGTGGGTGACCGCCAGTGTTATTATTTAACACGATTGTATCATTAATTACAACATCTAAGATTGGGTCTTGGAGAGTCTGTATCTCACCAGATCTGTCGGTAGAACCAGAGGCAAAAGTATAGTCTGAACCATCACCACTTTCGATATCGAGTGTGAACGTCTGTACGGTATGCGCTAACCTAGAATCCAATATTTGATCGGACGTTCCTATCAATGAACGGAACTCGTCTAATCGTCCTTCAAATGAACCGTAGTTAATACCGTCTACTTCACGTGCAGCAAACGAACCTAAAGAGTATTCACGATCGCTGATGAGATCCAACGGTCTATCTGACACAGAGTCTAACGATTTAGTACCATTTACATAAGCACGTACGGTATTATTATCATGACTGAACAAGAAGTGTGTCCACTGATTGTTAGTAAACGTTGCCGGAAGTTGTTTGAGGGGAACACCGTCATTGTTCACAAAACCATAATTTATCTTAGCGTCGCCATCAACGGCAAAGATCATTTGGTTCTTGTCACTATCACCCCCAGTTACAAGTAGTGCTTGGTAACCTGACTGTGGTAATGAATTTGTTCTAAAGAATAGTTCTACTGTACCATTTCTATCTTGACGTAAGTAATTGTTCTCATCACCATGACCCAGATATGAGTGCAATGATGACACGCCAAACTTACGATTAGTATCATTAGGATCGGGTCTCTCTACAGTAATGGTAGGAGGTTCTTTAAATCCGAGACCGGCCGAAACCACATCAACACTAGTCAATCTACCCTGATCATCGATCTGTGAAGTAAACGTTGGAATGTTCGCAGCAGGATTGTTCATTGTAACTTTATACTGATACGCACCTTCATACTCTATCGCATCAATAGATGCAATATCAGTATCAAAGTCTTCATCACTGTATTCGAATAACTCACACTGCATACGGAATGTGGGTAGGTTACTCAACTGATAGAATGGCGTCTCAGTCTCTACCTTGAGAACCTCGAACATAGACTCTGACATAGGCAAGTAAATGACATCACCTTCACGAGGACGGAAACCGTTCTCAGTCAGATTATCACCTACCATCTTTTTCCAACGTCTACGTGCGACAACGAATGTTGCTTGGTCTCTTAACTCGATACCAAACTTAGTGAACAGATCTCCTTCTCCATCGAAACCTTCTTGGTTCTCAATGTACATCTCGATCTTATATGCATCTGAAAATCGTGAAGGGATGTCATCACCAAAGATCTTATCTTGGTTGACTATCTCACGTGGGATATAGTATACGTCCTCACCATAGAACTGTAAAGACTCAATTACTAAGTCTTCATAGAGGTGTTGTTCTGAACGTACCTTTTTGCTGATATACGGATTTGTTGCCATATTATCCTACGAAGAAGACAGGGCCTACATCTTCTTCTTCCCTAAACCTAGTTCTAATTTGTTCAAGTTCGTTGTTCGCATCTTCGAAGATCGAACGACCAGAAATCTGAACACCGCCAGGCAAGGTCATACCATCGAATTTTAGTAGGTTGGTTCCCCATTGCCTTTTAATAATTGCTGTGGTATACTCTTTAAGAAACTTATGGTTCCACAACGAATTGTACTCTACAGTACTGTTGGGGGTGCGGATACCATATACTTCACATACAATATGATCGCCTACCGATAATTTTTCACTACTGATATAGAAGTATAGACGATTCCCTTGTCTGTCATGAGTAATCTGAGGAACACCTGTTAATTTCATATCAAGTAATGATAGATGTTGTTGCATCTGTTCGTAGTATGCAATGTCGCCCGCATAGTTGTTTAGATCAGTAACATCATTCAACATCATCTGATACTTGATGTCAAAGAAGTTTGTTGATTGTGAAACAGTGTTGATCGGAAAAACTCGAACGACAGTCTGGATATTATCATCTTGTAGATCAATATATCCGTTGTCGATATCTTGCTGTGTAAGCGGAAAAGACATGTAGTGTCTACGTGAACCATCTGGATGATTCTCACGGAACCACTGAAGACCTTCGTCAACACGATCCTCTAGTTGTTCATCATCGACATTTATTTCGATCACAGGGGAACCCAAACTACGTAAACAGTAATCTATAAGTTCTTGTCTAGTGTTTGGACTCGCCATTAGTTTATCCTTGTCCCTGAAGAGTTATATACTCTCAGTTGTTGAAAGTCGATAATTTCTACCGCACTTGAAGAATCTTCTGTCTTTAAAAAGATGATTCCTTGGTTGGTATTTATTGCTATCTCGCCTAATGCTAAGTCACTAGTAGAAGGAGTGACACCCTTTGCATCACTCTTCTTGTGTTTAATTGTAGTTGACAATTTCTACACTCCAAATTATCTAAATTGTACTACTATTTATGATCCGTATGTACCGCCATCTACAATACTAATCGCAACAGATCCACTTGTCACTGTGAAGTTATCAGTTGGGAAATTAGCAACACCACGATTAGCGGCAGTCGCAATTTCGGCATCTATAGTCAGTGAGTTTCCACCATCATTATATGTGAGATCAATTGCTTCACCCGCTAACAATAGATTTGATACACGGTCATCGATTGTCTCTGACATACCAACAATAGTTGCATCAAGCGGAATACTCGATACCCACTTATGACCTGATGGTTCAAATAGGAAAGATGGTCGAGTCGTACCAGCGTAACCTGGCGCACCAAGTCTTAGACCAGCACCGTCTGCCTGAGCTGCGTTAGCAGCGTCATCCGCAAGTGTCAACGTCAAGTCCGCAATAGTGATCTCTGTACTATTGATGGTCGTTGTAGTACCTTCAACTGTTAGGTCACCTTGGATAACAACTGTACCAGAATCACCTACAGGGTTGGGATTCAAGTAAAGTGTTGTATCACCAGCGTCAGTTGTACTAATGGTGTTGTCTTTAATCTGGATATTATCGACATTGATCTGAGTTAAACCAACAAGTGTGGTAGAAGATGCACCAAGATCAATTTCGGTTGAACCGATTGTGATACTGTCGTTTGCAAGTTTAACGTTAGTAACACCACCGTCTTTAATACGGAGTGTATCTGAACCGTCACTTTCAAGTGTTGAGTTATCTACATTTACACTAAGCGATACTGTACTACCAAGTGATACTGAACCACCACCACCAAGACCAGCACCTGCTGTAACCGTTACTGCACTGTTTGATAGTTTACTGTTTGCGATAGATCCAGCAAGTTGTGCATTCGATACACCACCAGACTTAATACTTACCGCACCAGTAGAAGTAGAGAAGTCGTTTGAACTAAATGATGCAACACCTTTCTTAGTAGTAGTCGCATGGTAACCACTAATTTTAAATGCTTTGTCTACGTTATTGTATTCAACTGCGATACCGTCAGACGAGTCACCAATAATTTTTAGTGTATCGGTCAATAGGTTGATAGATCCACTTGAATCACCACCTGTTCCGAATTCATCTACCGAAACAGCAAGTGTTGTCGCAACAGATGTGCTGCCTGCAGCGGTTAATTGACCTTGACCATTTACGGTAAATGTTGGAATTGCAGTAGCAGAACCATAACTGCCGGCGGATACAGCTGTGTCAGTGATGGCGAGACTGACTTGGTTGTCTGTTACAGTTGATGTTATACCTGTTCCACCGTCAAACGTTAATGTCTGACCAGTAGAGAATAAATCTGAGTCTGTTCCATCACTGATACTGAAGTCTGATACAACTGCGCCTACCTGATCATCTACGTATTTTTTGGTAGCAGCATGCTGATCACCAGTTGGATTGGTAACATTGATAATCTTAGATGTGTTGACATCTACACTACCAGAACCATTCGGATCAATTGTGACATTTCCGTTTGAGTTAGTGGAACTAAGTGAGTTACCGTCTAACTTTAAATTATCAACTTTAAGTTGATTTACTTTTGCGTTTGCATCTGTAATGATTGCAGAGTTTGCTGTTAACGTACCTTTGGTATGATCCAACATGTTGGTGAAATATACACCACCGATAGTACCTATATTTTCAGCAACGCCAGCGGTTTCCGTTCCGAAACCTACGTATAATCGTTGACCGCCAGATGACGAATCAGCATAACTATATGCTAACTCACCGTTGCCCAGTTCCGAAGGAGATCCTTGCGAACCTGAACGTTTTATTAGAATTTTACTTGCCATTAGTATTGGCCTCCGTTAAGATTTTGATCTTCTAGATCATTAGTAGCGTTGAAACTGGAAGATGATTCATCATAAACGAGGACACTACCCTGTTGTGCGCCCGTAGTATCAACTCCCGCCAAGTTGTTGATACTACCACTAGTACTAGTTATCCTTCGTACTGGACGCCCAACGACCACCTTTTTAACTTTAGTGGTTCCTTGAGTAGTTACTATAACCGCCATCTTTCCCTTACCTATCTTGTTACTGATGGGTTTACTTTAATCTTTCCTTCGAGGACTCGTTCGATGATTATATTACCATCACTGTCTTCGAAAGAAAGTTCGACATCATATACATAACGACCCGATGTTACCAACTGATCGGTTTCTTCATTCGTTAGATTCAAAATCGCAACACCGCCTGTAGTGTCTGAAATAGTAGTTGTAAAATCTACTGTACCATCCACGTCAGCATTGTAATTTCTTTTCATTTTAGAATTAACACTATACCCAGACAGATTTTTTGCTGATCCGTCTTGTTCTCTCAAATGTATCTCAATGGATACATCTGCGCCTTGGTCAATTGTAAGATCTTCGTATTCTGCCATTTTTCTTTTCTAAAAAGTGTCTCTATGGTTTTATTTATATGAATTAGATTCTTTATTCTGAACTAATTTCATCTATTACTTGTTCTCTGTACTCCGCACTCGCCTCTTGTTCATTAAAACAAAAGGATATTGTGTGTCTCCAACAGTCACTTTCTGCCATATGATACATTAATTTTTCTGGTTCACCGTAATGACCAAAGTATCCTGCCTTTAATTGCCAGCCTGGTTCGTCTTGCATGAAGACAACTTCTTGTTTGTCAACATCCCAATAACTGAATCCGCCATCTCCTGTCTCACTATAAGAGAATATGAAGTTATAGGCACACGCATTTGCATTATTATGCCAAGAGATATATCCGCCAGGAGGATAGATTGCAGTCAATGCATTGTTACGAGTTCCCAGAAAACTCATAATCTCTTCATTTAATCTTCCCATTTTCCTTATGAAATCGGCTCTCCATTTCGCTTCTTCTTGTGTCTCAGGAAACTCGTTTTTAAAAAATCTATGTTTCTTGTTGGAGACCCGAAACTCATACCCATACATAGAATCTGGATACCCTTCGTGACGATTGCCCAGAGATATAATTTCTCTGAGGTAATCATCGCCTGTCCAGTGATGTCTATTGGTTCTTTGGTCTTTACAACTAACATGCATCCACCTCTCAAATGACTCGGGATCTTCGTTTCTTAACGATACGAAGTCATCGAGAATTTCAATTAGTTCTGGGTTTCTAATTGGTATTTTTCTCATTTTTTCTTCTGTCATACTATATGCCCGTCTTTGTTTAATCCACAAGAGTAGTGACGTAATACCACTTCTCCTTCTGGTCTTGTTCTTGCCCAATTCCATGCATTGTAATAATTCCAACGCATATCATCTTTAAATATACCTACCTTGAGGTCTTTATACTTTTCCTCTTTCTCTACTAACCACCAGAGTGAGAACTGATCCCAAGATTTGAGACTGTCTATGTAACCTTCTGGCCACCACTCGTCTCCCATCTGTTTGCGAGTCAATTCCCACCAGTCGTCCATAAACTCACGAACAATCGGTTTACTCATATCATATAAACAGACGCCTCCACAAAGGGTAAACTTACTTGGCCCTTCTGGTGTATCAAAGTCTCTTTCCGCATAGATGTAATCACGTTCATCTGTTAACGCAGAAAACATAACGTCATAGTCACCAAGTTCATCATAGACATTTCTTATGTCTTCATGTTCACATTCCATGTCCGCATCAATATACATTGTGAGGTCATAAGGAGATTGGGTCATCCCCCACAATTTCGCACGGTAGTGACTATCACAGTGTATGACGTTATCCGCAAGTTCTTCTGCACGTTCATCGATCATCCAAGGTTCACACACCAATGTGATATTGGCATCTTCATGGTAATCACGTATAGAATCTATCAAGTTGATCGCATAAACATAAAAGTTAGGTTTATTTGATGCAACAACAACAATACCTTTACTTTTCTCCATCTTCCTCTGCCTTCTCAACGCTTTCCTGAAGAATCATGATTGCATACATATCAACTTCGAATCGACTCTTTGCACGTCTTAGTTTAGACTTTAATGGTCGGTTCTTACATGATTTAATTTCGTCTACTTCGAACGCTTCCATCTTGTAATTGAAGAGGTCTTCTAACTTACGTGCCTTTGCATGTTCTTCGTCACGAAGTTTCTTCTCTTCTCTCTCAGAGGCCTTTCTTGTTGTACGTTCTGTTGTATTTTGGTCGATGAGTTCCATACCCAAGACTTCTATTACTTCCTCATAGTCTGGATTTGGATTGCCATCCTTATCTACTCTATTCAATCGCATGACCTGTCGGGTTACCCGCTCTAGATCATCTTCGATCTCCATAATACAGTTCAATTCATTTTTCGCATCTGTTTCCCAGAATGCATTATCTAACCACTTTCTACTACTCATCTCAATCTCCTATAATTAATTGATGATATATCTATATTAAAGTTATTTAGGCGGATCTTAAATACAGTGTATAAGTTTCCACCGTTGACGTATTTGTGTCAATTGTTGTACCCACATAATTACCAACAAAGTTTCTCGAATAGTTTCCGATAAAGTTTCTTGAATAATCCCCGATAAACGTCCTGTTAAAGTCTCCAGTGTAGTCACCTATGAAGGTTCTGTTGTAGTTACCGACATAGTCACCCAAGAAAGATAGTGTAGTAGTTCCTACGGAACTTCTAGAGTAGTCAATCCAAACTCCGCCTCCACCATAGTTGGGACTAAATCTAGAATAAGTACCTATGTAAGTCGAAGTACTTTGTCGAGTAAAGTCTACGTAATTTCTTACTCTGATCGACAGTCTAGTGGAGGTTCTCGAATAGTTTCCGATAAAGTTTCTAGTATATGTAGATGGTCTTACTCTTAGGTAAGTTGAAACCCTAGTTCTTGCATAATTACCTATAAAGTCTCTGGTATAATCACCAACATAATTGCCAAGAAAACTACGATTAAAGTTTCGTTGATAATTGCCAACAAAACCTCTGGTATAATCGCCAGTATAATTACCAGAATAACTACTATGTCGGAGACGTAGATAGTCACCAACGAAAGATCTTGTAAAGTTTCCTACGAAGGATCTGAGGTAGTTACCCATATAATCAGCAGTGTAATTACCAACATACGATGATACTCTACTTCTAGTAAATGCGCCTGCATAATTTATTGATGCGATTCCAGTGTAGTTACCTGTATATTCAATCCAAACTCCACCGCCACCGTAGTTGGGGCTAAATCTAGAGTAAGTCCCAACATAATCCTGTTCGGCGGTTCCGATGTAGTTGACGTAATCTCGGATTCTGGTGAATGCGCTTATTCTGAATCTACTATAAGTATCGATTATTGATCGAGTAGACGTTCTGACGGAAGTCCTTGCGAACTCACCAGAATAGTTGCCCACGAAGTCTCGAGCAAAATCACCAGTATAATTACCGACAAAACTATTAGAAAATTCTCCAGTATAGTTACCAGCGAATGTTCTACTAAAGTTACCAACATAGTCACCGACAAATGGTCTGAGATAGTTACCGATATACTCACCAGCAAAGGATCTAACGTAATCACCCACATAATTACCAACAAAGAACCTAGTGTAGTTACCGATGTAATTACCAGCGAATACACGAGCAAAGTCACCAGTATAATCACCTACGAAAGTTCGACTAAAGTTACCGCCATAATCACCAACGAAATTACGTCCATAGTTACCTTGGAAGGATCGACTAAATTGTGTTGCCTGAGTTCTAGTGTAATCTGTTTGACGATCTCTTGTGAAAACGGTTGTATATGACTCAACCCTAGTTCTACTAAACGCAGAAATTCTTTCAACTATTGATGATCTTGTAAATTCACCTGCATAATTTACATTACTATTACGAGTAAATCCACCTACGTAGTTACCTGCATAATCACCTATGAATCCACGAGTGAAGTTACCTGCATAGTCAATCCAAACTCCGCCTCCACCATAGTTGGGACTAAATCTAGAGTAATTCCCAATATAATAACCTGCAGATACTCGAATTGATGCACGAGTAAAACCTGTACCCTCAATAATTCTGGTATATGTGGCCGCAAAAGCACTAACTCGCAAACGTGTGAAATCTGTGTTACGTTCTCTACTGTATATGCTTATACGATTAGTTGCACTAATTCTTGTAGAGGTTCTTGTGAAAGCAGAATTTCGACCTCGTGTGAAAGATCTACTAAATGCGCTTACTCGAGTTCTTAGGTAGTTGGTCACTCTTGTTCTAGCAAAGTTACCAGTGTAATCAGTAATAGCTGTACGAGTATAATTTGCTGAATATGCAGACGTTCTGGTTCTACTGAAGGTAGTGGCATAGGAAGACGGTCTGGTTCTAGTTGAAGTCCTTAATGAAGTTCTGGTGTAGTTACCAATGAAGTTACCACCATAGTTACCTTGGAAAGATCTTGTATAGTTGCCAGTAAAATCACCTGCGAAACTCCGAGTATAGTCTCCAGTGTAGTCACCTACATACGACACATCGTAGTTACCAACAAAGAACCTAGTGTAGTTACCTTGGAAAGATCTTGTAAAGTTCCCAGTAAAACTTCTACTAAACTCTCCAGTATAGTTACCAACGAAGTCTCCAGTGAAGTCACGTTGATAGTTACCAACGAAGTCTCCAAGGAATCCACGAGTGTAATTACCAGCGTAGTTGCCAGCAAAGGTTCTACTATAATTACCAACAAAGTCTCCAGTGAAGTCACCTAAGAAGTTTCTTGAATAGTTACCAGTGTAATTCTGTGAGAACTGTCGGACGTAATCACCCACAAAGTTTCCAACATAGTCACCCGCAAAGTTTCTTGAATAGTTACCAACAAAACTTAGTGCCGAGAATCTAGTTCTTGCAGAAACTAGTGTTGACGTTCTATTCGTTACATATGAAGATATTCTACCACGTGTGTAATCTGTTACCCTGTTTCTAGAATATATTGAGTTTCGTGTTGTAATGGAGTCTCTAGTATAGTTAAGCACACCCATGAAGCCGCTAGTAAATACAGAGAAACGATTTCTTCCATAGTTACCTAAGAAGTTACCAGTATACGGTTGTCTAGCGTAACTAGAAAACCTAAGACGAACATAGTTATCGCCGTAGTATCGTATACCAACGAAACCTCCAGAATAGTTACCAATAAAGGTTCTGCTAAAGAAAGTAAGTCTGGTTCTGGTGTAGTCAATCCAAACTCCACCGCCACCGTAGTTGGGACTAAATCTAGAGTAATTCCCAACATAATTACCAACGTAGGCACGAGAGTAGTTACCAATATAGTATGCAGCTGTACCGAAACTTGCGACCCGACTATATGTTGAATTGATACCAAGGAAGTCACCTACGAACTGCCTTGCGTAAGACTGCCGTATTGAATCTCTAGTGGAATATCTAGTAAAGTTACCAAGAAAATTACGAGTGAAATCTCCAATAAAAAGATTATCTCTGACATAATCACCAGTATAGTTACCTACGAAGACTCTACCGTAGTTACCAGCAAAATCACCAAGATAGTTACCAGTGAATGTTCTACTAAAGTTACCAGCATAAGCAGTTACTCGTGTGAAGTTACCAACGTATGATGACGATCTTGAGTAGGTAGCGCTGTAGGTTGACGGTCGGGTTCTAGTCGAAGTTCTGGTAGAAGTTCTAAGAAAAGATGACGTTCGGTTTCCGACAAAGTCTCTAGTATAACTTGACGGTCGGGTTCTAGTCGAAGTTCTGGCAGAAGTTCTAAGAAAAGATGACGATCGGTCTCTGGTAGAGGTTCTACTGTATGAAGATAATCTGGGGTTCGTAGAGGTTCTACTGTATGAAGATAATCTGACGTTCGTAGAGGTTCTGGTGAACGCAGTTGCATAAACTTCGTCTCTAACAGTAGTATAAGCTACTGTGCTAGTTCTGGTATATGTATCTGCACGTGTTCTACTAAAGTTTGATACTCGGGTTCTTGAGTACACCATAGAATAGTTACTAACACGTGTGCGAGTAGAATTTCTAGTATAAATCTCAACTCGGTTTCTGATAAAATCATCAGTTGAAGTCCTTAAATAGTTACCTATGAAGTCGCCTGCATAGTTACCACCAAAGTTACGAGAAAAGTCCCCTATGTAGTCACCCACAAAGTTTCTGTTATAGTTACCAACATAATCACCAGCGAAATCACCAGTAAAGACGGTCGTATATTCACCAAGAAAGTCTCCAGTATAATCACCACCAAAGTTACGAGAAAAGTCTCCAGTATAATTACCACCGAACTCTCTAGTATAGTTACCTACGAAGTCGCCTGCATAGTTACCAGCAAATTCACGATTGTAGTTACCAACGAAGTCGCCAATATAATTACCGCCGAAGGTGCGATTAAAGTTTCGTTGATAGTTACCAGTAAAGGTTGCTGTGTAGTTACCAGTAAAGGTTCCTAAAAAATTACGAGAGTAGTCGCCAGTGAAACTTCTAGTAAATGCTCTCGAGAAGTCCCCCGCAAAAGATCTAGTAAAGTTCCCTGTATAGTCACCAACAAAGTTTCCGATGTAGTTACCAACAAAGTATCCTGTATATGTTTCTATTCGAGTTCTACTGTAGTTAGATGTTCTAACTCTGGTGGAAGTTCTGGCATATACAGAACTCCTAGATCTTGTGAAATCGCTAGAGTAAGAAGAAGATCGGTTACGCACAGAAGTTCTGAAGAAATAACTTGCCCGATCTCTTGTATAATCCGCAGAATAATTAGATACTCTAGATCTAGTAGAATTTCTAGTATAGTCTTCAAGTCTAGTTCTGTTAAAATTACTTGAATATGAAGATGTTCTGTCTCGTAAAAAGTTTCTCGAAAATGTTGAAGGTCTAGTTCGTATAAAATCAGTAGTGTACTGAGAGTTACGAGTACGAGCAAAGTTTCGAGAATAATTACCTACAAAGTCGCCTGCATAGTTACCAGCAAAACTACGAGAGTACTGACCACTAAAGGAACGAGTGTAGTTACCAACATAAGCAGGGGTATAGTTACCAACAAAATTACGAGAGTACGATTCTGAAAACTGTCGAGTATAATTTGCTGAGTACTCTTCGGTACGGGTTGTTGCATACTGAGATGTTCTGGTTCGGAGGTAATTACCAGTAAAAGTTGTTGTACTGATTCTAGTAGAGATACTGGTGTAGTTACTAGTTCGTGTTCTGGTATAAGCTCCGGCATAAGACGACAACCTTAACCTTGAATAATCCGCAGAATAATTAGAAACCCTTGTCCGTGAATATGTACCAATAAAGTTTCTGGAATAGTTTCCAGTAAACGATCTTGAATAAGTGGAAACTCTGGTTCTGGTATAATTGCCAATATAGTTACCAATATACTCACCAACAAAGGTAGGTGTATAGTCACCAGCATATGTAGAAATTCTATTTCTGGTAAAGTCTCTTGAGTAAGCAGATACTCTGTCACGTGTATATGTGGAAACACGAGTTCTACTATACGATGATGCACGTGTTCGTGTATATGCGGTTTCTACCGTATCTTTCTTTGTATCTACCGCAGTCCCTTTTGTGATCCAAGTTCCTGATGCGGTAGGTGCGCCTTGTAGAGAGCTTCGAAGTTCATATGAACCGATGTTACCTACCGTTGCTCTACGGTTAGATGCAAGTTGACCGAAAGTGTATCCCATTTGGTAATCGGTCATCTCACGGAATCCGTTAAATATGCCTTGATCGTAACCATCTTCCGCAAGTTCAGAAGTCCAACCTAACATGGTTTCTTCATCACCCGATTCATCGTTTAACATTAGGTAGATAGGTTTATCCGATTCCCACTTCCATAGGTTTGCGCCTCCTGCAAAAAACGGAACACTAGAGTCGCCATCCTGATCACTGAAGTCGCCTTCGGTTCCGGCGCCATCGTTAGCATTACGTTGTTGACGAGTACTTGAACTTGCAATACGGTGATACTCATGAACGACCCATTCGTTGTTGGTGTCGTCCCAGTAGGAAACTGTTACATTGGTATTACTCTGACTGGCGACCATTGTATAGTCTCTTAATCTCATACCCCAAGAATAATTAGTAGATAAGTTGTGTATACCTAAACCTTGAGTACCATCACCACCAGCACCGTCATCAATATCAACCGCAAAACATTTGTGAGTAGGATCATTTACACGGTAATCTAATACAGTGGTAGGAGTAGTTCCTATCATGGTTCTTTCGTATTGATTTTTTCTACGGTAAACGTTTTTATTAGCGGGAGGTATGACCATTCGATCACCGCCATCAGTTTCTTTGGCGGATACGATAATACTGCCTGTGGATTTTAAATATACAAACTGATTATCGCCTGACACACTATGAGTCGTCACCGTATTTGCAGACAAAGATACTGAAGAGGTTACTGTTCCGTTTATACCATTTGCTTCATCTACATAAAAATCTACGGTACATGCTGTCTTAGAATACAAATAGTATACTGTAGCACCGTAACGACTTGAGTAATGACCAAACTGAGTACCGCTTAAAGACCAAGGAACCATTGCTTGGTTGTACCCATCCTTGTTGAACTGAACAGGTTTTGTTCCGTAATACTTTCTTCCTTCTACTACATCGATCGTGCCTCGTTGAGGATATGATGAAGAGGTGGTAACTAGGGTGGTAACCGTTCCTGAGTTATCTTCCTTTATTTCTGTATCTGGATAAACCGCACTATAATTAACGTTGTTCGTTGAAAACATTGCGATATATTCGTGCAGACCGTGGTTGTTGACACCAGTGGTGGAGGTATTATATAATTCGGTATTACCCTTCCATAGGAACATTGGACGATTATAAACATCTGTGGACGGAGGGCCAGGGATATCTGTCTTGACATAGAGGTTGTAATCTGTTACATTACCACTATTGATTGTATTAGAGAATACTCCCGACTGGTGAACTTTCCATTGTCCGCCATCAGATGGAGCAGAAGACCCAAGATAATACGTGCCTGGGTATCCGTTCGAAGCAATGTAACTGTTCATACGGTCTGACATAGACTCTGTTTCTGCGAACGTAGGAAGACGGAAAGAATCTAAATCCGTATCCCAAACCATAGGCCACTTCAATCCAGAATGAGGAAGTCCAGAATTACCTAAAGTATTATTCGCTGTCGCAATAGAAGTATATAACGGATCTCTTGCGTGAAGAGTTGTCGTTGTAGTTGTGAGAGAAATATTTGATGCTGGGTGAGTGCCATCTACTTCATTATACTTCGTGTCCGTAAATGAACCAATACTTGTTTTATCACCTGTGGTTATTAAACCTATCCAGCCTGGACGATGAACATCTTGACCAGTATTACCAACATTAGCTAGAACATATTTACCAGCGTTGTACGCAATTATTCTTTCATCGGAAGGAGAATATTGCGCCAAATCATTCGCATCAAAGTTGGCATTACTGCCACCTGAGTACGACTCTTTGATTCTAATTGGAATGTCCGAAAACGCCATATTGTCCTGTTCACTTCAGTTTAAGTTATCTAGTTCTATTTATAAGAATTAGAATTATGATTTGCGAACATATAACGTAAATGTTTCTACCTGTTCTGAAGTTGTTGAGATGGTAGTCCCAACATAATTACCTATAAAGTTCCTAGAAAACTCTCGACCGAAGGCACGTGAATAATTACCTATGAAATTACCTAGATAACTACTAGTTCTTGTTCTACTATATGTATCACTATACGATGAGACACGATCTCGACTATAAGTAGAATTTCTCGTTCTACTATACGATGATGCACGTGTTCTAGCGTACTCACCTACGAAATCTCTTGAGTATGTACCACTATAATCGCCCGTAAAACTACGTGAACTAACTCTGGTATATGCAGAGTCACGTGTTCTGGTATATGCAGAGATTCTATCTCTTGTGAAGACACTAGTACTATTTCTAGTATAGTTACCTACAAAGTCGCCTGCATATGCAGAGTTACGATTTCTTGTACTAGTACGAGTAAAGTTTCTTGTACTGTTACGAGCATATGCAGAGATTCTAGCTCTTGAGAAAACACTGGTACTATTTCTAGTATACTCACCGACAAATGATCTTTGATACGAGTCAGTAACAACACTTGCGTAAGTAGATAATCTCAATCTACTATAGTTACCTAGATAACCTCTAGTATAATCGCCAACGTAGTTACCACCAAAGTCTCTGGAAGAAGTTCTTGTACTCGTTCTGGAATAGGCGCCAGCAAATCCACGAGTGTAATTACCAGCGAACCCACGTGAATAAGTAGAAGTTCGGTTTCTGGAGTATGTGGCAATACTTGTTCTAGTATAAGTTCCAACAGATGTTCTGGTGTAAGCTGAAATTCTATTTCGGGAATAGATTGACGGTCTTGTTCGACTATATTCACCAGCATATGTCCTACTGTAGTTACCCGTAAAATCGCCAATAAAGTCCTCAGTACGTCTCACTCTTGTATATAGCAAGACCGCATAATTGGTGTTTCTCGTATAACCGTACTGCTGTTGCCGAGTGAAGTCACCAATAAAGTTACCAGCGAAACTTTTGTAACCTGTGCTGTTCCTAATACTGTTACGAGTGTATCTTCTGGTGAAGTTACCAGTGTAATGCTCGACACGACTATAGGATTTAAAAACACCACCCCCACCATAGTTACTACTCCAACGTTGGTAAGAACGATAATTAGATGAAGTTCTGGTAGAAGCTCTGGTGTAGTTACCAGTAAAATCACCAACGAAAACAGAAGTCCCTGTTGAGGTTCTCGTGCTTGCCCTGGCAAAGTTAAGGGGCAACGTTCGGCTGAATGTTTGTGAGTACACTACATGTCTTGCATATGGAAACGTGTAATCTCTACTGAAAGTATTGAGAGAGATTCTAGTAAAGGTTGACGATCTTACTCGTGCATAGTCACCTATAAAGTCTCTGGAATAGTTACCTGCGAAGGTTCTGTTGTAGTTACCACCAAAGTTTCGTTGATAGTTTCCAACAAAATTACCTACATATGGGTCAACTATTGTTCGACCGTATGTACTAGTTCTAGTTCTAGTGTAAGCAGAACTACGTTCTCTAGTGTAGTTACCAACAAAGTTACCAGCATAGTTTCTAGAACTGGTTCTAGTAGAAGTTCTAGAATAAGCACTTATCCTAGTTCTAGTATATGGATCTGTTATGAAACGTGCGAACGTTGATGGTCTTCCTCTAGTATATGTCGATAATCTTGTTCGACTATAGTTACCAGTAAAATCACCAGTATATTCACCTATGAATCCACGAGTGTAGTTACCAGTAAAATCACCAGTAAAATCACCAGTATAATTACCAGCGAAATTTCGAATAAAGTTTGTCACTCTGTTGCGAGTGTAGTTACCAGTAAAATCGCCAGTATAGTTGCCAACAAACTCTCTTGAATAGTTACCAAGGAATCCTCTAACGTAGTTACCAGTGTAGTTACTATTTCGTGTTCTGGTATAAGTTCCTTCATAAGTCGAAACTCTGGTACGAACGTAATTGCCTATAAAGTCTCTGGAATAGTTACCTACAAAATCTCTGTTATAGTTACCTACGAAGGTTCTGTTGTAGTTACCAAGATAGTTACCAATAAAGTCACGGTTAAAGTTGGTTTGTCTGTCTCTAGTATATGTTGACGCCCTGTCTGTAGTATAGATAGACGAACGTGTTCTCGCATATGCCTTTTCTGAAATAGAGTTTTTTGTGTCTACCGCAGTACCTACCGCTTTCCATGTTCCGTTTGATGGCGCACCTGATAGAGAACTTCTTATTTCATATGATCCTATGTTTCCTTGAACCGCTCTTCGAGTCTTACATCTTTGTCCCAACGTGTATCTTATCTGCGTATTACTCATGGTATGAAGACCCTGAAACCCATCGCTATCTAAGATATACGGTAGTTCGACAGCAGCAGGCGCAGTCATAGATGTTCTCTGATAAATCTTGTAATCAGTAGAAGTTCCGTCTGTACGAGTATCAGTAAATGCAGTAAACCTTTCGGTGTAATCGGATGATGGAGCAGATGATGCCAATCGGTATGTTCCGACATAATCGCTATCCGCCATGATACCATTTAGTCGATCACACAGAGTATCTAACTGAGAACTTGTTATCGGATGAATACCAAGTTTTTCGTTTACCGTGTCATACTTGATAGGTTTTTGAAAAACGTTTCTGCCTGTTCCGAGAGTACTAGACTCACTGGCAGTACCATGTTTCTGATAAACAGGGTAAGTAGTAGATCCAATACTAAGTGCAGAAGCGGGGTGAGTTCCCACAGGTTGGTTATAAAAGGTATTAACCAAGGAACCTATAGAGGTTGCGCCTGTTGACACATTCGTGAGGTCACCCACAGACGTACCAGCAGAGTTTTTCAGCTGAATACCTGCCTGATACGCAAGATAATTTTCTTCATCCGAAGTCACTCGTTGCAAATCACCGTTTGCATTTTTTAACTTCAGTACTAGATCTGACATTCGGTTCTTTACCTTTTAGGGTTCTTAGTTATTTAGTAGAGTACCGTTTTCGTCATAGACATCTACTATTCTAGCTGCAACTCTATTTAGTGCTGTAATTACATCTTGATTATGTCCGTCATAGAAACTTGATAAACCTGTTCTATCGCCCAGATCACTGTCTAGTTCGTTAATCGCACCGTGAACTGTTTTCGTAGCGGTATTTAGATCTGCACTAGGTAGAGTGATCTGACCCGCCATTGTAACATTCGCACCACTGAATGTCATGGCATCATCAGTGCCTGAATATACTTTTAGATTACCCGAAGTATTCTGGAATCTACCGAACTGAGTAGCACCGTCTTTAAGTAGTACATCACCACCGTCTGCATTAAGAGTAATATCATTGACCGCATTGAAATCCAATGCTGCTGGAACCCCAAGTGTAAATCCGCCACCGTCAAGGAATGTTATCTGTGCAGAATCATTTCCTGTACCGTTTCTGAGGATGATGTGATTGCCATCAGCGTCTAGGATGATATCTCCAACTGCATCAACCTTATAATGTTGAGGAGTGGTTAAGATGTAATTACTATGAGTGTTTAGAGTGTGTGATGCTTCGTCGCCATCATCACCGTTCTTGAATACGAGATCAGTTCCGTCAGCATCGAGGATGATATCTCCAGATGCATCTAGAGTAATAGAACCACTCGCATTCGATATGGTGGATCCATTGATATTGAGGTTTCCGATAGTACCACTATCACCATCTAGGTTGTCCGCAAATACTGTTCCGTCAAAGTAACCATGTTTCCATTCTTTAGTAGAGTTACCAATACTGTAGGTATCATCTGTTAATGGAATTAGACTAGTTACGAACTGACCTGTCGCTGAGATCTGGTCTGAACCGTGATTACCCAAAGTGACATCACCATTTAATGTGGTATCACCATCTACATTCAGTGTTCCATCAACATCAAGGTTGTCCTCAATGTTTACGTCTGAGTTAAATACTACATCTGAATCGTTGAATGATGCAGCAAGGATTCCGTTTGAGTAGATACCTAATTGGTTATCACCGATGTGTTTGAATCGACCAAACTCTGTTCCAGCGTCTTTAAGAATAACGTCATCTGCAGCTGCATCTAGGATGATATCTCCAGTTGCATCTACAGTAAAGTTCCCAGCAACGTCTAGTTCTAGACCGCCTTGTGAGTACAACTGTCGAACTAAGGTAGCGTCTCCCGCCATACCCATCTGAGTCTTGACAAATTGCGTACCTTGTCTAGCGAAGATAAGGTCACTATCACCAGCATCAAGGATGATATCTCCAGTTGCATCAACATGGAAGTTACCTCTTGGTGTTTCTAGAGCAAATGTGTCGGGTGAAGCAGTAATACCCATCTTCCATCTTGCAAATGTAGTATCGTTTCTCTGGAAATAGATGTCACTGTCACCAGCATCCAGATAAATGTCACCGCCCGCATCTAATACGATATTCTGAGTCGCATTGAGATCAATATGTCCAGTAGTATATTGTACGTTGTTACCACCAGTGTTTACTACGAGTGTTCCTCGTGTATCGATGTCCATGTTTCCAGTCGCACCGATATGGTATGTACCAACTGCACTGTCCGATACATTACCTGTAACAGTTTCGGTTCGGTTACCAGTTGTTGCGATTGTGGTTGTTGCGCCTAGAGTATATTCTTGACGTGTTGTACCACCATCTTTTAATCTTATATTGTCTCCACCGGCATCAATGTTGATGTCTCCTGCAACATCAAATGTCGTATGACCTAGCACAGAGAATAATAAGTCCCCATCATTTTCCAAAGTAATTCTGGCAGAATCTTCACTCCCACCCTCATTATTTCTGAGAACGATGTCATTACCATCCGCATCTAGGATGATATCTCCAACCACATCAAGTGTATAATGGCCTGGAGCAGTAACCGTATATCCAGCACCATCCGCAAGAGTATGAGTTACTTGATCATTGCCATTACCATTCTTAAAGATAATGTCGTTACCTTCAGCATCAAAGGTTATGTCGCCATTCACATCAACAGTGTAATGACTTGGTGTAGTCACGGTATAATGAGCATTGTTTGCAAGATTATGGGTTACGGTATCTTCGCCACCACCATTCTTAAAGTAAATGTCGTTACCATCGGCATCGAGAGTAATATCTCCAGACGCATCTAGAACAATATTGTTAGATGCATTTAGATCAATATGTCCAGTAGTGGTCTGAGTAAAGTTACCACCAGTTGTGAGAGTGTAGGTAGAGTTACCTGTTACGGTAATTGCCCCACCAACAGAATCTAGAGATGTTCCGTCAACCTTATTGATGTAGGTTCCAGAATAATCACCGTCAAAATTAACACCAGTAAGATTGATATTACGAACGGCATCAACAAGAAAATCTCGACCAGCATCAATATCGATATCCTGACCACCATGTTGATTGGTGGTGATAACTAAATGTGTACTAGGTAACTGAGCACCAGTATAACTCGGGTAGTCTATCGGATTACCTAATCCGTCATAACCCGAATAAGCAGCACCAGTTGGCACACTATCATTAGGATATACGATCTTTCCATCATATGCTTGGAAAGTTGCGTTGATCTCATTGATAGTAGTTACTACATCGCTATCGTTATGGGTGTTTAGAAATAACGGATCTCCCACGTTGTTAGTTAGGATATTAAACTTGTCAGCAAATATCTTGAACGAGTCTGTTAATCTTACTATCGGTTTTCTTGACATTATAGTTTCTCTATAAGTTGCGAAAGCATATTTTTCATGTCTGAGATGTCACTCTCTAAACCCTCAACTTTTGCTTTCAATTGTTCTTCTTCTTTCTTTTTGAGTCTCATTAAACGTTTTCTTTCACGAGATTGCCTGATCTTATCACTATTTATATTAAGTACGGCACCAGTGTTGGGATCACGCCTAAGATCGGGGTGTCCCTCCACTGGTATTAAATTATCTTTAGTCTGCAAGTGCAATACACCTCAAGTCTTTAATTACAGGAACTTTAGCAGTATTCAAACTACTGAAAGTTATTTTCAATTGGAATTTATCAAACGGTTCTAGTGTACCTTCAGTACCACCAATTAAGTAACTATATTCACGGAACGCATTCTTATTGTTATCTGCTGGTGTTGCATTTAACGTGTCTGCTGTTTCCCATTCTATAGTTCTAATGTTTTTATCTTTACTACATGCACGGTAGTATAATTGGATACCTGTGCCTGGTGGTCTGTTAACACTCAACATCGCACGTATACCTGTTGCGGTTTCACTCAACGTAATCGGTATAGTCACGTGTTTAGCAGGACAAGTTCCCTCAGTTGGGTGTGTCTCATCGATATAGAAATGTTTGTTAGTGACCACACCTTCAAGATATGATCCTGATGGGTTGGGATCAGTGTTGTCAATAATGTTACTTGTCAACTTAACATCTGTTGCTTCCAAATCAAGTATTGGACTAACACGTGTATCAGTAGTTGTCATAGTAATCTGAGAGGTCAATGAGTGACCACCATTCTGTTGCAATGTAGTTTCTGTTGCTTCTTCCCACTGATTCATCACCGCATAAGATTTCTCTAGTGTAGTGTTGGTCTTATTACGCAACAACTGGAAAGATGGGTCAACCGTCATTCTAGTGTTAGCATCAGAGTCAGCAAGAGAAGAGTTCTCAGTCATTTTTGTTGACAACGTATAGTTAGTTGATTCTGGTTGTAAAACATCGAAATCTGGACGAATAACGTCATAAGGAATATGTTGTAACAATCTAGAAACACCTCCACCCACTCGTCCTGATACTGTAGCATTACTGTCCGCATCGAACTGAATACTGTTCGCATCTACAGATGTTACGGTTCGGAAATATGGGGAAGACGTATTCATGATAGATGAACCCAAGATACCATTATATCGAGTATCGGGGTCTAGACCAAATACCCTAGTTCTGTCGCCTTTACGTAGACCATGACCAGTTGTAAACACAGTAACACTATTAGAACCAGAGTCAGTCATGATAGGATCTTTTACTAGTGTAGTTGGTCTGACATTACGGTTATGTAAGAATGCGTTACCTTGCGTTACAAAGTCTGCACGATACATTACGTACGCCAAATCCTGTGTACCACGTGGTTCCCAAACGTCCGTGTTCTGAGATACGAATAACGAACCAAGAGTCGGTTGTTTAGTGATACGTGTCTCTGTAGAACCTAACAAGAAGTCTTCTACTTCCGAGATGTACATCTTATACTTCATAGACTTAGAACGGATAATGATTGCGTAGTTTGCACCATTACCTTGCAAGAAGATTGGTTCTTCGAATACAAAGTCAGTACCGTTGGCAACCATACTTCCGATGTCATCTTCTGGTACTTGTTTAACCTGAGAAGGATTCAACGAAACATATGAGCCTGGAACTCTTCGTGTACGATCTGGGTAACCAGCGGGTGCTTCTGTAATAGCAACACTTACTGGGTGTTGAACATCATCTCCAGTTGGTTTCTCAGCAAAGTACAAACGCAGTCGAGTTAAGAAGATACCATTAGGATCTACGACCTCAAATGATTGTGCAGTCGGATCTTCATCTTTGTAGATCTTGTTCTTAGCAGCAACAACCTTTTTAGTGCCTGGATCTCCGTATGGTAAACTATAAGTCTTACCTTTACTGTACGATGCAGTACCCTGAAGTACCGAAGCAGAACCAGCAGTCTGTGCGTAGTCATAACTAGTGTTTGTAGCTACTAATTGAGTAGTAGAACCTGTGATAACCGAAGAGGTTTCAACTGGCCCATATACCTCAACCTGTGTCTTCTCTGTTTTAACATCCTGTTGAGTCTCAGTAGTAACAACAGTGTCAGTAGATACAGTTTGTACATTGTATCGATCGTTATTAACTGAAGTTGTTTGACCGCCAACAATCTCTAGTACACGAGTATTAGTAATTGTGTACTCACCAGATAGACTCTCGATCACGCCTGAAGCAGTATAGAACTGAGAACAGTACGATAGAGATTTACTCTTGTCTGGTTTACTGATATCATACAACGAGAATACCGCAGTACCTACAGGGAATCGCATTGGAGGATTAACCAAGTTAGGTATTTCGTACTCCGCCTCAAGGATACCATTCGCATCTGATTGTAGAGGAGTTGAACCTTCAGAGTGTTCTGTTGCAGGTGGTAGTTCTACCTCTGGAATCATGTTAGTTCCATTATCAGCAACAGTATAGTTAGGATCTGCAACTGTTGACGACTTGTAGAAAGTCTTCATCTTACAGAAACGTGATACATCTGTGTTGTTGAAGAATGGGAAGTACTTAGTGTTCGGACGTAAGTTAGTCGCACGGATAGAAACTTTACGTGAACGCATCCAAGGTATGTGGATAATTTGTAATTCACGATTATCAACTACCTCCGTAAGAACACTCTCACTCGAAATACGGTTTACTGAAGTTGTAGTCTCAGTAGCAGTATTGTATTCCTGAGTGGTTTGATACATATTCTCCGTAGAGATTGTATTGGTTCGTTCGTATGTAGTATTAGTAACAGTCTCTTGAACCGATACGTCCTGAGTTTTAGTAACTTGTTCGTTTTGAATCGTCTGATAAGTGTTAGTTCTCTTCGCATTACTTTGAGTCTTACGACCAACAGTTACGTCATAACGAGTACCAGCTTTCCACTTATCCTGAGTCTTGTAGAAGTAAACGTGTGCGCCACCAGTTCCTACACCTTTAATCATCAACTTGTCACCAGAATTGAATTGCTGTTTGCTGGTTCCAAATTCTGTCCAGTTACCTGCAACATCCTGCTGACCGCTTGGAAGACGGTAAACTTTAATACGACCATTGTGTGCGCCACAACGGAAGACATACTTATATGTTGAAGTGAAAGGAATGATCACTTCATCTTTTACATTCAAAGTTAGACCAACAGAGAATTTAGGTGATATAGCTTTGTTTATTCTCTTACCGATGTAATTAACTTTACTTGTCTCGGTCTCTTTAACATAACCACCATTCAGTGAGTTGTTCTCTACAGATAACAGATTATTGCCACTACGCAACTCTGTTGTAGTCGAGTTGGAACCAGTCTCTACCCAATCACCATGATCGATCTCTACATCTTGACCGATCAATCGAGTAGATTCACCTAGTAAAGTTGTAGAAGATGTTTGTGAAACAAGAGGATCACTCTGCATACCAACTTGCATGTCTGCTGGATCTGTACCGCCCCATCCCCATTCTGCTTCGTTCCAAAGAAGTGCTTGAGTAGTATCAAACTCTGTACCACCATCAATAACTGTAGGCGCATCCTGTTCGAAGTTTTTCCAAGTATCCTTAGAAGGTGACAATACTAGGTCACCATATGTTTTCTCAACGTGGAATGGGTTAACATTGATCGTCTTAGACGCCATGTTTTGTGCAAGATATTGAACTTCATCGTGTTCTAGGTAAACGTTATCACCCTTTTGTACAACACCTACCGAGATAGGATCGGCAGAATCGAAGATCATTGGAATAGTCTTACACTTGTAAGATGGACGTATCAATCCTTTAGTAGGATCTTGAGATGCCCTATGTTCAAGAGACTTAGTATCAGTAAACTTCTGGTTCTTGAAGTTATCAACAAAGAAACCAGTATGGATACGTTCGTTACCAGCAGAATCAAATAGTCTTTCGTTAGTTGCATTGAGTTCCAACAAAGAAAGAGTAGTTGCCTGTTCTAGTCTGTCTACACGTTTGTCTAGTTTACCAATATCTTCCATCGTGTATCCACGTCTTGGAATGATAGTGGTCTTTAAATCTTTTGTATGAAGTGTGTTCGCACCTAGTTCGATCTTATACAGATCAATACAATCTACAGGAGTAGATGGGAACTTAGGCATCATTGATGACACACCTTGAATGTAACGTAACTCACCACCTTTTGACAATACTAGTTTGTCAAGTCGTGGCATGTAGTATTTCGCATCCGCATTTACCAAAGAGTTTGTCGGGGGTACTGAGAATACGTGAGAGTTGTTGTCACCATCAAACTCTTCGGTAGTAGAGTTTATCGCTGGACGGAAATCAAGAACATCTCTAAGAGAAACTAGTTTACCGTTAGCACTTCTGTGTATAGGTATCTTAGGATAGGTTACCTGACCATCATATGAGTTAACGCCAAAGAATTGACCATCAGTACCGTGATCGAAATATTTGAACCTAACAAATATAGGTTGGTCATCTGAGTCAAGACCTGAACCACCATAGATTAGTTTTGAAGTACCGTAGTGAGTATCTCTCTGACCATTGTCGATAGAGAATAGATTTAACTGACTCTTACCAGAAGAATCATAAGCACTACAACGAGTTACTTCGTATAAGTCAGTCTGTTGTAGATTAATAAATCTTACACCATCACCATCAGAATCCAGTGTAGTAGTAAGAGTTGTTGGTTCTAGAGTTTTATTTTTCTGACTCGCATTAGAGATTTTCTCGTAGTACATTATCTGATAAGCGGTACTATTATCAAGACCAGAAATTGTAGTAGAACTCGCTGTAAAGTTAATCGTTGGATTCTCTACATAATCTGTAGTTGCGTTCGAAATGATCCATGAGCCTGGATTCGACAACGCATTACCAGCAGATGGCGTAAGAGTAAATTGTCCACTACCATCAGTAGTCAATGGATCGCCAGTCGCAACACCTTTTTGTTTCGCAACTGTAAGTTGGATATCCGAAAATTGTTTTGGTCTACGAATAGGAGCATCAAACAACAATGGACGTTTTTCAGTACCATACATCTTGGTGAGTGTTTGAGTACCCCCACCACGGTATATGTTTAAGTATCTTGCGGTCGGACTTGATTGTGCAGCAATAGATCTAACGTCACGGATACTCGCACCATCGGCAGTAATGATAGTATCAAACACATGGAGTTTCTTGGTATCACCAAGTCCACCCAATGTATTTAATGCACGTATGCGAGTTTGACCGATGACCGAGCCAGTACCGCCTAATCCATTGTGTAGATTTACCAATTCGCATGAGTTGATATCAAATTGACCCTTACCATTATTATACAGGAAGTAGTTACCATAGTCAATAGTAATCGAGTCGTTTTGTCGATCTAATGTTTCTTGAGGTTTATCAACAAGTATAGTTGTTTCCGCATCCTTATTGATACGATAACCCCTAACGTACGCAGTTCCTGGCGTGATTTTTAACTTGAAAGTATTTGCATCATTCGGTGCAAAGTTTGCACGGAAATAACGTTTAACATAGTCACCCGACTCTTCATAAGTACGAGTTGCCATCTCTTCACGGATTGATTTAAATCCTGAGTTAGAAGTAACAGATGATACGATCTGACCACCTTGAACTTCAATTATAGGAATGAAGTTTTTATCTTGGGTGGTAGTACGTGCATCTGCAAGGGTCAGACGAATACGGTATCTGTCAGCGCCAGGCGAGGTTAAGTTTGGTGTCTCACCTTGATTGTCATAAAGTGTTTGGTCATCATCTACTGTAACGATATCCTGAGAAATGACGAAACCAAAACGAGAAGATGCATCTGTCTCATACTTACGGAATACTAATCTTTGAGTAGGACAATATACAACACGACCCTGTACAAAGAAATGACCTTCGTCTACCTGAATGGAAGAACCTAAACCAACAGCAGGGTTTGAGTTCGTGTTAATTGATTGAACATCAAGTACATACGTACCATCTGTACTAGTTAACGTTTCTCCTGAACTAACTCGAGTACCTGTCTCACTACCGACACTATCGTCAGTATATTCTACAAATAAAGTATCTGGGTTCGATTCGTTTTCACGAGAAAGTGCCTGAACAACTTTTAGTTTGATTCCAGTTGAAGTGCTGAACTCCTGATCAACAAGAACTGAAGAGTCCGAAGGGAAAGGCGTTTGCGAACTAATCTTGATGAATTCAAGTTTGTTATCTACCCTGAACGAGCCTGGGGATATCATCGCACCTTCTTCGAATAAGTTACCAGCGAGTTGTGAAATCTCTGCTTGGATAACCGACTGAAGTTGTGTTAGTTCTCGTGCTTGAAGTGCCTTACCACTATTAAACAAGACACGATGATAGTTTTTAGTCTTATCATAATCGTCCTTGTATGTGGATGGAAAGGTCTGTTCGGTATAAATCGTTGGCATCTTTTTGTACTACCCTTAGAGTTGTATTACAATTTTTAGATCTTCTATCTGTTCCGCAGAACGGTCGACAGCAGCTCTATTATCAATATATAGTAGTTCTCCAGAAAGAGGATCGAAGTCACCCTTCAATATCTTTAGGACTCTACCACTGTTACCACTAGTATCTTGAATCTGATTACCAGAATCAAATTCGGTAAATCCTGTACCTTCATTTTGGTGTACTAGTAATCTCGCAAGAAGTAAATTTCCGTTAACAGAATCTACAGTATCCACGTATGCTTTCGCACCAGTAGAAACGTCTTCAACAAAGGTGTCCTCTAGGAACGTTCCCTGTGTTTGGTCTAATTCTATTCTACCTAGTCCATTACCAGTTGATTCTTTGAAGTATGCGTGATCACTATCATAGTTTGCAACCAATGGATTACGAATCAACAAAACTTGACGGAAAGTGTTGTCCCCTAATAGGAACGAACCATCTTCATCGCCATCAATCTTCGCATTGAACATAACTGCTTGAGATTTTAAATCATTTCGGGGATCCGCACCAAGACCATCTTCAGGCCCCATGATTGCACGTGCAGTTGCACCTGAACCAACACCAATAATTTTTACTTCTGCACGAGTGTAACCAGATCCACGATAAGAACCAGTTGACCATCCAGTAGGATTAGTACCAGCAAGGTTACCATCAGAGTCTTGTTTGATCTTTAGGTTTACAACCGCATTACCAGAAACAAAAGGAGTAACTTGGGCACCTACACCATCACCGATAACTCTTACTGTCGGAGTAGACGTAAAACCACTACCCAGTGTTTTCATCTGAACACCAATCAATTGGCCTGGAATCGCTGCAAGTTCTACTGCACGTTGTTCTACTTGTTCCGCAGTCGCATCAACAGATGCCGCTTCATCAGAATCAACAAATTGAACAGGCATATATGCAGATGACAAGAATTTAGAAGCGTTCAATGCACCGATAGAATACAAGAACTTCCAGACATAATCGTCTTCAGTACGGAATGGTGTACCAGTAGTATTACCAGTAGGTTGAATTGTAGAGTTCAACGGAGTACCAGTCGCATCCTTACCTTGTTGTAGACAAACATAAACTTCTTGGTTACTGTTCATTGCATAGAATGGTTGATCGGGGAACCCTATATGGTTATCGTCAAATGCAGAGTACTGAGTACCAGACGCCCAGTTTATTCGAGGAATCGCAAAGGTTTTATCGGTGATGTTTTTCATCGATTGCATATTCAACCGTGCATCTCGTTCGTCTCTCACACGATTCTGTGGGACAGTCGCAACGTCTTCTTCAGACCATTGTTCTGCACGACCGATACCAGCATAGTATCGAACGTCACCAGAATCGAAATCGGTAAACAGTTCCTTTAGGAAAAGTCTTTTAATTTTATCGGTTACTATCGCTGCCATTTAATTTATCCTATGTTCGCTGTGGTACTAATGACGAACCACTCTGTCGCAGATTGACTGTACACTAGATGTGCAGTCTCACCTTGGGTTAATTCAATTACGTCTCTTGCGTTATTGTTATTTGTTACGGTTACTGTTGTAGTTCCCGATCCTGTATTTATTAGATACTTGACTTCGCCGTCTTCAGTACCATCTTCCATCGTTGCGGTTACTGCGGTTGCCATGTTAAAACAAGTGACTGGTTTTTTTAAATCCACTGTTGCAGGTGTAGAAGTCACGTTCTGAACACCATAGGCAACTTTACTTTCTATCGTAACAGCACCAGTTCCCTTTGCATGTAACTCTAAATTGATGTTACCATTACCACCAACCGCCTTCACAGCAGGGTGAAGACCGATTGATGCAGAAGAAATCCCTATGTGGTTAACCGCATTTACCATCGGTTCGAACTCGATCAGTTCGTTACCAGCACTATCCGCCAAAACCGTACCGACACGTGGGTTAATGATCAATGGTGATTGTAAAGTTTTATTGGTCAACGTCTGTGTATGATTATTAAAGGTAAACTCGTCATTATTACCTAGTAAAGGTAGAGTTACTGTACGGTCAGCCGCAAGTTCACTTACACCAAATATGTATTGGTGATTAGCACTTGTATCATTAATCTGTGGAGTAGTGATAACAGGACTAGTCAAAGTCTTGTTGGTCAAAGTCTGAGCAGGAGTAGTAAGTACGAAGTCACCGTCCGCATCGGGAAGTGTAAGGATACGATCCTGAGTTGCGTTGGCGGCCTTTAACTTAACTTCGAAGTCGTCTATACTAGTACCTTCAAATATGATGCCGTCAGAGTCGAATTGAATCTTACCTGCCAAAACGTCACTGTCATCACCAAGGAACTTATATAGTTCTACGAAGTTTGCATTAATCTTCAACGCTGCGGTTCGGAGGGTATCCCCCTGACCATCGTTTGCGACTACGCCTCTATTTAATACTTGTCTTGTCATCTATTATCTACCTAAAGATTGTTACTTCTATTTATACGTTTTATAACAACTCATCGAGAGTTATTTCTTTATCTGTTCCTGAATCTCCGACCAACCCTACCGAAATGTTATCAATATCTTCTCTTGGCGCATTGACCCAAGTGAACTGTTCTTGGTCAATTGTTTCCATTGACGATAGACCGATACCTGAACTATCTGCATCGTGGTCAATATCGAACGTTGGTGAGTTAGGTTCTAAGTACTCAGTCATTGTCTGGTACAAGTTGTGTACCTCACCAAGCGAAAGATCACCAAGATCTTTAATATCGTTACCGCCTGGGTTCGGATAAGTACTCGGACTACCTAAGTTCATTCTAAACTTCATATCGCTATCCTGTCTATCTTCATCGTGAATGGTGAATAGTGCAGTATGTTGTGCGTAACCTTGCGGATGTCTCATTGTTGCGATACCTTCCACTTCTTGTGGTGGGATATCCAATGTGCCAGGCAATGGTTGATTCTCGATATCTAAATCAACAACACCTTCTAATTGTACTTGTGATCCCAAGTACATGCCAGCAGGGTGTGCGAACAACTTATAAATTTCTCTCCACTCATTGATCGACAATTCACTTTTTATCTGAATTGCATACTTCTGATATAACTTATCATCAGTGATATATCGTTGAGACGATGGGCCTATTTCAGACTCATTAAGTGTAAATACATTTCTTTTAGTATAAACAATATCTGGATCTATATTAAAGAAGGTACGGAAAAACTGTTGTATCGAATATTTAGTACCTTTAGAACGATACAATGTATTCGAGTATTTTGCCGCCTCTCTCTTATCTGGGAAACCTTCAAAGTAAGATTGACCCAATAGTAATTCGTCTTCTACAAACGATAACAATGTTAAGTCGGTCTGGGTGATATCCCTAATAGTAAACAACTCATTGATAAGAGATGTTGGGGATTCCTCTTGATCTTCGAAATCATAATAATTTTCCAAAAGTTTTGTTAACTTTGGATAGTTCTGGACAATATGATCTGGAAGAACATTTACGACATCGTAGTGCTGAAGATTTAGTTCTCTTCGTCCTAAGTCGTCATACGTCTTGTCTAGATGACCTTTTCGGTTACCGTTTATTTCCATCTTAGTTTGTCGCTGTAGTTATTACGCCAGAGGTTTGTGATCTTGATTCGTCATACACAAGGACATCATTACGCAATGGAGTTAGTACTGATTGGTTGGCGGGTATGGCAGATATTTTAATAGTTGTCTGTCCACCAGTAATACTATCTACTTGCAATCCCACTAAGTTGATTCTACCTTCTCCTGATTCGTATGAACCAACGTTATCAATAAGAACTCGGTTATCAGTCAAGTTGACTACCTGTAGTGTGTTGCTACTTAACTTGTTTCTGATCGTACAGTTCACACTGTTGAATACGAAGTTAGTAGATGAGATGATATAATCCTCATCATCAAAAGCATCGATCTCAACAGGGAACTTTAATCTGTAATCTAACCTTAATCCCAAGGTAGGTTTAATTCGTTGTTGCATCTTCACAGCTGTTCTAGATGATAGAACCGCAGGCGAGATGTCATCGATTTCGCTTAATAGGTTTGATCGTCTGAATGACTGGTCAAACTTACCTGTATTTTCGTTGAAGTAGTCTCGTATCGTGTCATTCACCTGAGACTTAATTGTGTTCAAGGTCAATGATGTTAGTCTTTCGTTGAACTGGAAACGTGTGTCTAATTCTACAAAGGTCTTAACTGGATCAGAGAACTTCAGATCAAAAGAGGCGATAGATAGTTGTTCCGCAAGATCAAGAATCGCTTTCTTAGTCGCATCAACAGTTGCTTGTGGAATTGTATCTGAGAATAGTACTGACATATACACCGCACCATAATCTTTAATAATGTTGTCTTCACCACCCCATGACTTGATGTCCTTGATTAGAGATGAGAAGTTACGTAGTACGAGCGAAGAATAGTCCGCATGAGTTACCATTCTATTCTGAGACGCATATTGGAAAGGTGCGTTCTTACGAATAGACTCGGTAGTCTCTTTCTGCGCCCCACCAGCACTCTTAGATTCAGTTGTTATTGTAGGAACACGGTCAGTGGTTGCATTGATTGCGATTGCATTTACTGGTTCAAACGTTTCTGAGAAGTTTGCATTTTCCCCTGCTACAGATAAGTACTCAACAACAATCTTATTTCCAGGCTCTGGGGTCTGACCAAGAGTAGTACCGTTACCGAATGTTAGTTCGAAGAAACCATTCGGCATTTCCTTCATGATATAGATGGTGGAGTTGTTGTTAATTACTGTTGCACCTAAAATGTTTTGATACGCAGTGAAGTCTAATGATGTAGAACTAGGGTGTACTTTAACTACCGCAGTAGAAAGATCTAGACTCGCATCTGGTATGATATATGTAATGTTCTCTGTGTTATTACCTGAGATAAATGTCTTAGTCTTTGATACACCTTCCTTAATAGGAATGATGTTAGATCCATTGTTTTGTTTGAACTCGTAGAAACCAAACCCATCATCTGTGGCAGATATAGTTTCTACTGTCTGGAAAGTATAGTCTACATTATCAACCGCAGTAGTAAACTGATATCCAGAGGCAAGAGAGATACGTGGACTACGGTCTTGTATTCCAGAAAGATTCATTGACATTTTAATCTGTGCGGTCGATGCATTCATACTGTCTGGGATATAACCGATACCCTCAGAAAGAGATACCAAAGAACTACGAAGTTGGGCAGTCCCAAGGAACGCCTCGTTCAAAGCAAAGTTGGCAGTTAATGCATTGATGTGCGTATTATACGCAAGAACATCTAGTATGTTCGAAAGACCAGACGCCTCAAAGTTATAATCTTTGAACTCTTCGGTCTGTTCGAGATACGTCTTTAGATTATTCTTAATTGCCTGAAAATCTAACGCTGTTGATTTAATCGTTGTTGCCATTTATCTTAACCTACTTAGTACGGTAGTGAATTCTACTAGTTCTCCAGTGTTTACTATTTTGAAAACAATAGTAACTTCTGCTGAGTTCTGATCTGGTTCCATGTTGACAATAACCTTTAACGAAGGAAGATCAACACGTGGTTCATATACTTCAATAACATTTGTAACTTCTCTGACTATCGCTTTTTCTGTGGTCAGATCTGCAATCTCAAATAAGAAACTATAGAGGTTTCCGCCAAAGTATGGATTAAATGGTTTCTCCCCTTGATTAGTCAATAGAAGATTCTTGACCGCAAACTTAACTGACTCTGCATTTAGTTTCTTATATACATCCGAAGTCGTAGGTTTGATCGCAAGAGATATATCCAAGTCAGAGTACTCTTTGTTGCGTGTAGCCGTTACGGTCGATGATGCCCGTAAGTTCGTGTCCTCTATTGATAATGATCTTGTGATTGCCATAATGGTCTCTTAAATTGTCTTACTTCTATTTATACGAGTTAATCTAACTTAACTTCGATTAATTCCTTACCAGAGATGAGTTTTCCATTATAAACAGTTGCGACATTAAATCCAAAGTTCAAGTCAAAAGACTCGGTCACTTCAGGCATCTCGATCACAATCTGAGAGGTCAATGATCCGTCTGGGTTGTAGATGTCATAGTCCAATGTGAGTTTGTGATAGAAACAATAATCTTTCCAATACTCTGCAACATCAAATGTAGCACTGTGGTCTATCTTGCCTTCTCTATCAATAACCTGATATACTACAAGACGACCGTCTTCCTTCTTCAGATTTTCGCCCCCAACTGTTTCTAGAGGGCCACCTTTGTAAACACCTTCACTCACAATAAGACGTACATTGTTAAACAAGTCTGTGTTACCATTGATTGTTCGGTACATCTCTGCATGTAGATAAAGATTACGTGCAATCTGTTTACGATCATCTGGTTTATAAATGTGAGAGAACGGTGTCTTGTCTCCATACGCACCAAGGTATTTCGCAATGGTTACGCCTGGCGCAAGTTTAGTTCTTGATGAGATTGACCCCCCATCAAGAAAGTTTGGATTGTAAATGGGATCTGGTAATATAATCATCCTTTAAACCTCTTACCTCTATTCGAAATCGAGTTACCAATAGGTACAAATCCGAATCGTGAGGATTGTCCAGCACCTGAAGTTCTTCCAATCTTTGGTGGACTTCCATTGTTATAATCAGTATTCAATCTACCTTCCGCAACCATTTTGTTTGCAATCAAAGAACGATTAGCAGTATCACGAATAGTAGATCTGATCTCTTGTGTTGTAGGGTGTTTCTCAAATAATCCTTCGTAGTCGTCACGAAGAAGTATCTTGTTCTTCAATGCATCACCAGCATCAACAGTAATGGTACGTACCGCAAAGTCACCCATTGTCATCATCGCACCAATTGCATCTGCAAGTGGGACTGGTTTCTTAGGTGTCGGAGTCTCTTGTGCTTCCACTGCCTTCTTAACAGATGGATTCGGGCCTGATCCACCTGCCCCTATTGAACCAGCGGTTCCCGCTTTGGTCGCTTGGTGTGCGGTCTTTGCCTTGTCACATACGTTTGCGTTATAAGATCTAATCGCCTCTGTTGCCTGTCCGTGGAATGACCCATAGAACGCAGCACCAGAGTAGAACGGAACTGCACCTTTCGGCCCCATGTATACAGGTGCAGTCATCTCGACCTGTTCACCCCCGATCACACCTTTCATACCCATGACAGATAATTCAGATGCAGTTATAGATGTAACAGGTGAACTTGCAATCCATTCTGTACCAGCGGTAGTAGTTAGACGATTGTCTGTCATCAAGTGAATCTCACCTTCGACATGATTCTTATAATAACCCTTCGTCCAATTAGAGTTATTACCCAACACAATCTCCGCACGATTCTCTACCGTCTTGTATGAGGCAGATTGTTTTGTGGTGTATTCTGTGTTGCCACATACTTCGGTTCTCTTATTCAACAATACTGTTTGCTTATTGTGTCCATGTATGTTAAGATTGTGATTTCCCGCTACATCAACATTCCAGTCACCTGTAACCGTCTGGTTCAGATTACCTTTATAGACCATCTCTGCATCGCCTTCTACGATGACCGTATTGTCTCCTCCAGTCACCTCGACCTTATTGTTCGGGGACGATATGATGATAGAACCATCAGCACGCATTTCAATACCACCACCTTTACGGTGTTTGATAAGAATACGTTCACCGCCTGGCGTATCATCATGTTCGATCACATGTCCAGATGCAGTCTCCTGAACCTGATTAAACGGATACTGAGATGGTTGTTGATCTTCTAGGTTGAGTGATACATTAAAGTCACCCCCACCAAGATACAATTCATTTACCGCAAAACCACGAGCAGCTTGGTTGATAGAGGAAGAATAATGATAGGTTGTTTTGGGAAACTCACCAGTAGGATCTTGGAAACCATCAAGTGGCACACCAAGCGTTTGATCCTTTGCGGTGTTTTCGCCTAACTTATCTTTTGATTTATCTATTGTCATTTAGGTCTCTTCGTAATTAATTCTGCGGATGATAATGCCGTGTCTGTCTCCAAGTCATCGTATACAGATACTTTTCGGAATACAGTTTCAACATAATCACTCACACTAAAGTATGGATCAGTAACAAGTGGTTGTATCTCATTATGACCAAACACTTGTCCACCATAATACCTACGGAAGAATGCTTCACATATTGATTCTAATGTTGTCATTTGTTCACGAGTAAAAGACTGTGATGAACGATACTGATCTGGGTTCTCACAACCTGTTGAACAGTTCAATCCGCCAACAAGACAAATATCAATCGAGTTCTTACCATGACCATTAGTCGTTGTATTCTCTGTAGGTGTGTCGTATGGTCTTCCTCTTTGTAACCGACCATCTCTACGTATTACCAGATGATAACCTATACCGTCCATACCACTTTGATTATGTTCTACATGAAGTTCTTCTGAACCAATGTTTTGGTTAGTGTATGTATCGCTCGCATGAACAATCATTTCTGTGATCGGACGATTGATCATTCTAAACTCGGTTCCGAGTTCTTCTTTAGAATCGATATATGTAAATGTGTCAAAGGCGGTCTGTTGACCATTGAACTTTATAAGAGTTTCTGACACATCATAATCTTCTTTCACAAACGAGTCTGAGGTTGTTATCAATGTACCTGATATGGTCGTGTCTAGTTTACTTAACTCTTCCTCTGTTGCGAAAACACGTTCCTGAACTGCGGTAATTTCTTCTTGAGACAGACCAGCAGAACTCGCCTTAACGTTTAGTTCTGAAACGAAAGCATCATTACTTTGACCCTCTGGTATAGAACCAATTATAGATTTCATCTTGGGTGTTAATGTAGTATCGTTTCTTATAGTTTCTTGAGTCGCATTGTCTAGACCTTGTTTTGAACCATCTAAACTGTTACCAATAATCTTAGAAAGAATCTTGCTAGGTAGTTTTGCGTTACTGGTAAAACTTCGAATAACCTGAGATGCATCATTGGTTATGTTTTCTGTCATGTCCTGTAATAAACCAAGACCTGTTTTTATCGGGTTACGATTGAAGAATCCATCTTGTTCTTTCTGGGAACTTTGAAGTTTAGCTAATGAGGGATTTTTGCCTGTCGTAACTTGTTTGGCAACATCGAGGGGATTCGTTGACACTTCATTAATATTCTTGTTTACTACATTGTTCACTGGACTTACATTGTTCTTAACATTTGTCAACGGTTTTGCATTCGGATTTACACTCGGAATAGATGACACATCTTTAATTATGTCCTCAACCATAGTCTCATCTTTCTTCAATACGGGTGTGATTGCACCTAGTCCACCTGATGCGCCACCACCTGTACCCGATGCGGCCTTTGTTTCTGATGCAACTGCCTGTATCTTTCCTTTCAATCTACCTTGTTTACCTTCAACGTCCGATGCGGTTGCACTAATTGCGTCTAAAGAAGATGCACCCAATGTTTCTGATTCTAGTTTTGCGGTAGGTGCGCCTAGTCCTGTCAATTGAGAAACGACAGATGACACTGGTTGACTCTCTGTCGCACCCGCTGAGATTGACGGTGCATCAACAGGAAGTTGTCCATCTGAATCTGCCTCTGAAGGATCAGCAGAATGTTCGGTCACTGTAATGGTAGGTACAGACAAATCCAACGGAACAGATGTTGGGTCGGGAACACCACCGAGACCATTTACCTGATCTCCAAAGGAACACATTGCATCACCCATAGCGGTCTCGCCTGGGTTGTCGATCTTGGTTTCCATACTTTCGATACCAGCAAAGACACCACCAGTGTTTCCGCCGAACACAGTCGCATTTTTGACAAACTGTGTTTCACCAAGTTCTTTACCATTATCAATCACGGACTGACCGAATGGTTGTCCTTTTTGATTTTGCGTTAACGCAGAATTAAGTTGATTTTTCTTTAACGGCATTATACACCCAATACGTCTTGAAGTCCAACAACCAATCGATTAATACTTTCCAAGTCACCTTTCTTTTTGACACCTAGATAGTACTTTGCGAATATTGTTTGACAATTATGTTTTGCGGTCTTCTCAATAGTATCGACCCTACGCAATCTAATGTTAGCAGCTGCTTGCGTACTATTTAGTTCGAACTTTATGTAAACTAATTGAGAACTAAACTTTCTCCAATCGTTAGAGAAGTTCTTTAGTTTTGTTTTACGTTCGTTTATCCAACCAGCGATACCTAATGGGTTAAAGTCTTCGGTCGATTCGACTGCGGTGTTATTCAAATTAGATTTGAAGAGTAAACCCGCCACAATACCTAATGATTGATTTACTGTGTATCCGTTACTTAGAAAGTATTTGACTGCCTCAATCTTACGTTGATGAATAGTGTTGTTATACACAAACTCAAACTTGTCGTCTTCTACCCTATCGGAATCAACAATCTTTATCTCTTGTTCATAGAATACTTCTTCCTGATCTATCCTTTCCTGAACAGTATTAAACTCTACTTGTCTCTGAATACGAGTAGGATACTCTGTCTTAGGTATCGATCCTATAACCAAAGGTATCTGAGATGCCTTACCGTCCATGAAGAAACCAAATACAGTTGCGCCTGAAGTGAGTCTAGGTGTTCTACCTAAACCAGACACACCACCCTCAGTCGTAGGTAGTACTACTTGGGCCCAAGGTAAGTCGTGTTGTGGTATCTCTCGTGTCGATGGGTTATGTACACCGTGAATACGAATCTTGACACGACCTTCATATCCGTATGGAGGCGTGTGGTCTATCACATCAGCAATAAACCATCGATTTAGATCGCCATAAAATTCTGACTCTATTGACTTCATTATCCTTTCACCAATTTACATACAGTCATAACAACGTCATGACGTGTATTTTTGAATGTATGTCTTGTATTGTAAATGAGAAAATCTCCTGTTCTTAACTGATCAAAAGATATTGATGTTTTGCTATCACCATCATCTGATATGGTTTCGATTCTAACCATGTCACCGACACTCGCTTTAGAGACAATGAATCCTGCTCCCGGCACAGTCACTTCAAACATATTTTTATACAACATGTTTCTTATTGAACGGTTGGTCACCTTATTCGTGAAACTACTTGGTTTCATCTCATCGTGATAACTTTTGAATGTACCATATGTACCAGTAGATGTTATTTGATGGAAGATCTTGGCGTCCATCTTGTTAACAAGTTTATCGTCCATTTTAAAATTAGTCGGATACACATTCTGTTCTTGGTTCTCTTTTATCACACCTGTCTTGGTTAGATTTGCAAGTGCATCCGTGATATCAAAACGTTCCGAGGATATTTGACCTGTACCTAAATTTGTGTTATTATAGGTTGAACCAACACCTCCAGACATCATTTGTTTTAATGTGTTCTGTAGTTTCGCCGCTCTCATAGTTTGAATTTGGAATGTGCGGTGTATCGGAGATTTGTTCTCTGTCTTTTTAACGTTGGATGGCGAGTACAAGTAAGGTAGTTCACTATTCCAAGTAGTCTGTTCTAACATCTTGTCTAGAGAACCAAGTCTCATATTAGTGTCGTGGATAGATGCGTATAAGAACAACGGACAACCACTTACTGTTGTCGCACGATCTCTCAACCAATCACATGCCTCAAGAGGATGCATATAGGGTATCAACACTTTAATGTTGTTTTGAATAGAAGGATGTAAGTACGAAAGATCTACATCTTTATTGAGATCTTGTCCACATATCTTAGTGATCTCTTTCTCTATCGTGTCAGTAACAGTACGACTTATCTTCTTGGACTTACTCAAGAATGCGTGTTCGTCCATCAACGTAAATAGATAAACACTCGCCTGACCAGCATCGTTCGATTTAACTACCTGATCGATACTAGTCATGATGAAGAACCGAGTCATTACAGGCACTAGTGTTTTGTCTTCAGATGCAATCTCTATGAAGAGTCTTTCTGATCCTGAGAATGATATACCATCAACGAAACCCTGATCATCTGTTATTGCTACCTGACCAGAGATATATGGTTTTTCCAAACTTTCAAAGAATACCAACTCAATAATGTTTGAATTGACGTGAATGCGATTTGATTCATCATCACCACCCATTACCTCTGACGTGATGTACGCCTGAGTGATTTTATACTGAGATTGGTTCTGGTTTTGTGTACTCATCTATTATTCATCAATTTGTAAAATTCTTTTACCACACTATCAACAGACGTGTCCTTCAGACACTTAATCTGTTTCAACGCATCGTTCTTCTGTTTTAGTCTTTCCAGATTAGTAACCGCAATTAATCCATCGGGAATTACTTTGTCGAACGGATCTATATCCACCCAGTCACCAGCTGCATTCTCGTAGTGGTGTACTGCGTTATATTGTGTAGACTCTTTGTGTATTTCCGCAAACACTATCATACCTGAGCCTGGATCTCTGAAGTATATCTGTTCACCTTCTTCAAATACTGAATCATACTCATTATACTTATTAACCCTTGCGGTCAGAACATATTTAAAACCAGCACCTGTTCCGACTTCGAACGGTATGTTTATCAAGTTCGCTTCAGTAGAGATACTACTTAACCTAACTTCCCAACCATAAACCACAACTCCTGAGTTGGTTGGATAGTTCATATCGTATTTCTGAAGAATCCATAGATCAGTAGAATCAAACTTTTCTCGTTCGTGTTCTACTTCTATCGAACCAAAACCATTGGAGTTAACTGTCAGTTCGAACTCTTTGTCGGATGTTGTGAACGCATTTGTCGTATCAATAGTTAACTGACCCAAGTCTAGATTACGTTTTACTATAGTACCAACCGTACCCGAAACCTGACCGATCACTTGTCTTCCTACAGAGAAGTCTCTAGGAGGATTACCTGATGCAGTTGCAAGATCGTTTGTCGATGTAACTACACGGTGAGGATAGTATTTCTTCGCCCGATCAAGTACTTCTTCGTTCATCAGAGGCCAACCAGATTCACGTAAGTGGTCATTCATAAGATAAAATGTCCAGTAATACTGAGTGTCGCCATATAACAACAAAGACAAAGTGTCTGGTCGATCACCAGACTTAATCGTATAATCTTCCATAAACGCCTGTTGTGGTTTTACTTGGTCAATTATATCTACATACTGGGTAAGGTTCTGCATAAGAGAATATGAAGTCTCGTCTCCAAACTTATAGTAGATCTTTTCAAATTGTTGGAAGTATTTTGTACTCATTTAGAATCCACCCTCTGAGATATCTTTCTTAGAAAGAGTGACGGTTTCGGTGAAGTTGAGATTCATGTCTACTTCAAGGAACTCGCCGTCATCATGGAACGCCATCTGACTTGCGTTGTATGTGGTATCGACCGAACGTAAGAAACATGGTTTAACTTTATGTGCAATAGTCTTACCATCGTATTCAAACTCAAGGTTAAACTTATTGGGGAACTGATAACCAAGAGACAACTCTTGGCCACCGATAGTTACTGGAATATCTTCGGGATACAATTCACTACGGAAGAATGCAATAATTCTTTTGATCTGGTCTGCTTCTGCTTTAGATCGTGCAATCATCTTGAAGTTGAATTGAAACTCTCGCATGTTAACTTGTTTGAATAACGAGCGTGTGTTTGGATTAGTAGTAACACCAGTCTGTAGTTTAAGACCTGCCGTAACCTCATCACTAAATTTACCTGCCGCTTGTGCCATTCTTACTGTTGCAAGTTTTGCAAGACCGTCATTCGCACCCCCACCACTCATACCTTGTACAAAAGAAGAAACACCATCTGTCATTGCAGCCAACGCAGATGCACCACCAGCGACTGCTGCACCTGTTGATCCTACATCGACATTCTCATATGTAACGTTATCTCTAAACTGTAAACCCTGTGGAAGATATAATAACACTTCGGTGTCAACGATCTGTCTGGGTCTCATACCCATTTCGGTTTCATTCTTAAAACCGTTAAATGCACCCACGTCCTTCTCTAGTTCTTCTAGTTGTGCAGTTACTTCGGACAATGCATCAGTAGAAGTCTTGGTTGCGAATCCACCGTCATCTTTTGCTTCTGCTTTACTTTGATCTAAAAGTTCTTGTCGCTTGTCTTTAAGTGCCGACATATCGGACTTCTTCGAAGACAACACATCTGACAGACCAGTATTGAAATACTGTTCCGCAAAGAGCGTGAATCTTATTCGACCTTTATAATCTTCTTCGTCATGAAGAGGATATTTGAATGTGTTTTTTGCTGGCATAAGTTTTCCACTAAATAGGGTTATTAAAACTACTATTTCTATTTATAAGGATTATATGGCATATTCGGGCAAATTTAAACCTAAAAACCCTGACAAATATTTAGGTGATGTGACCAACATAGTGTATCGATCACTATGGGAAAAGTATGTAATGAAGTATTGTGATAACTCTTCTGATGTCAAAGAATGGGGATCAGAAGAGATCGTTATACCGTATCTATATGAAGTCGATCGAAAGTATCATCGTTACTTCATGGATTTCGTTATTGTCTACAAAAATGGTCAAACCAAACTGATCGAAGTGAAACCTTTCAAGGAAACCCAACTACCCAAGATGAAAGGTAGGCGTACTAAACGTATGTTAACAGAATCATTTACCTATGTCAAGAACCAGAACAAATGGAAGGCGGCCGTAGAATACGCAAAAGATCGGGGGTGGGGATTCGAGATCTGGACAGAGAAAGAGTTAACTGCGATGGGATTGATGCCTAAATCAACAAAACCATTAAAACCTTTCAAGAAACGTAAAAAATAAGTATAAATAGACGTATGAGTAATTTATTTCAAAGACTAGAACTACAGGCATTCCGTGCGGGCATAACACCCCGAACGAAGGAAAGTCGTGATTGGTTCCGACAAAAGGCATCGAATCTGCGTTCGATCAATCGTGAAGCATTGATGAGAGAAGATCCGTTGAAAAAACGTGATGCATCAAAGGCGGATAATCGAGAGTTGATTGGTTCTATGCAGATGTTTTCATATGACCCAAAACATAAGAAGACGTTGCCTTACTATGATATATTCCCATTGGTGATAATCGTTGGGCCTGCAAAAGATGGTTTCTATGGTCTTAACTTGCATTACCTTCCGCCCATTTTACGTGCGAAATTCTTAGATGCATTGATGGACGTGATTGGTACAAAGATGACACAGTCTTCAAGAATGCGGTTGACATATGGTATTTTACAGAAGACCGCAAAGATGCGGTACTATAAACCTTGTTTGAAACACTATCTGACTAAACATGTAAAGAGTCGTTTTGCAGAAGTTCAAACACCAGAGTGGGAAATTGCAACATTCTTACCGACTGCACAGTTCAGAAAGGCAAACTCACAGAAAGTATTCTACGATTCAAGGCAAAAGATAGATGGCTAATAAGGCGAACGTAATTGGTAACATCGAACAACTCAAAACCCTTATGGGTAGGAGTCAGGGTTTTCAACGACCTAATTTATTCCGTGTTCAGTTGCCACCAATCAATGGTTATGATACCAAAGACCTAAACTTGATCTGTAAAGCAGTAACTCTGCCAGGCAGACAGTTAGGAACTATTGAAAAACAAATGGGTACATTCAAACATGACATTGTGAATGCAATGACTGTGAGTGAAGTTACTATGGTTTTCCACGTACCATCAACACACGTAGTAAAGAACTACTTCGAAGAGTGGCAGAGTGCAGCGTGGTCTAGAGGGGAAGTTGGTTACTATAAAGATTATGCACGTGATATTGTTATCGAAACATTAAAGAAAGGAACGTCTGTTGCCCTCTATAATAAACAGATTCCTTTCCTAAACAAAGTTAGTCCGACCATACGTAACAGACTACCCGACATTGGCCCGTTCAAGTTCTCACAAGGTGAGATAGACTTGGATCTATCAACGAATGACGAACCGAGTTACACATGTCGATTGATTGAAGCGATACCTACAACGTTAGGTGATATTCAGTTAGGAGACGAACAAGAAAATGCAGTCATGGAAATTACTATATCATTCAAGTTCAAAGATTGGTATAGTAAGGCACATGATGCGAAAAGTATATTTGGACAGATACTAGGTGGTCTAAATATATTCTAGTTAACTACATCATTTCTACATTATAGGAGAATGAAATGGCATTACCAAAGTTAAACTCAGCACCGATATATGAGACAACGGTGCCTTCAACAGGGGAAAGGGTCAGTTTTCGACCGTATCTTGTAAAGGAAGAAAAAGTGTTGATGATGGCGTTTGAATCTGGTGACCAGAAACAAGCGTTAAAAGCAATCGTCTCTACCATTGAAGCATGTCTTCAAGAGAACACTAAAGTACATGACTTAGCGACATTTGATGTTGAGTATTTGTTTACACAGATACGATCTAAGTCGGCAGGTGAGAAATCAACTGTGATGTTGAAGTGTAAGGAGTGTAGCACACAACACGAATACTCAGTTGATCTATCTAGTATTAATGTTGAGATCGGGGAAAGGAAACCAACTGTCGAACTGACAGATGAAGTTTCGATTGAGATGAAGTATCCACCTTACAAGGCATTGATGGACTCTAACCTAAATGCCGATCAAGTTGAACTTGGAATGTCGATGGTTGTTCACAGTGTTTCCGCCATCATTACTAAACAAGGATTGGACGAAGAAAGAATAGATGCGAAAGATGT